GTTTTAATTCCTTTCGTGATACTTCTAAACTTTTCATATTATATCATAATCCAAATAGAAATGTTTGCAATTTTCAGACTTTAATTTAAAATAATCGGTAAAAGTAACACTTTTCGGTGAGTTTCATATTCTATACCAAGGGAAAACCCCAAAAACATAGAAAGGAATGATAATAAATGGCTGATTGTAACAGAAATTGCTGTAATGACTGCGGAAGAGAAAGAAAATATCCTTGTGATACAAATTTCCGTGAAGCAGTGTGTGTACATACTGATAAGATATATGACAGTTGCAGGGAATAAGATTGTTCAAGTTAGAGAAAATGAGCATACAAAATTAAAACGGTCAAGAAACCACATAAAAACAAGGGTTTACATAGTGAAACGCCATTCTATATCTAAATCAAAATCATTGCCCTTGTGTTCTTTTGTGCGGTTGTAGACCATACGTATGATTAATTTTTTGAAAATTACATTCTTTTCGCCTGCCGAAAGGTTATCATATTCATCTATCAAATAACGTAATGTCGGTAGCACTTCTTGCACTGTCGGAACGGATTTTATACTGTTTAATTTTTTCTCGTGTTGCTCTAAGACTGATTTTGAATTTTGGATTTTTTCAGCGATTGCATTACTACGTTCCAAAAACGTATCAACATCATAAACACCCTGTTCCAATAAATCGTGTAGTTTGGATTTTTGCGAATTCAACTGTTTTATTTTTGTGTTAATATCTTTGATTGTCCTGTCCAACATTTCTATTTGTAGGTTGTTTGTTTTTTGTACACTGTTTTGGACAGCGGACGAACTGTTTTTTAAAATGTCTTTTACCGCGTCAAGAATAACCTGTTCAACAAACATTGTCCTAATGGAACGAATACAACCGGGATGTAGACACAATAATCTATTACCGCTGATTTTTGAAAATTGACGTTGCATTAATTCGCCGCAATTTTTACAATAAATTAATCCTGCAAATGGGTTACGAATTATACCGTGCGCAGTAGGTGGGTGTGTTCGTAATTGGTGGATTTCCTGCGCTTGCTCAAACAATTCTATTGATATTATTGCAGGGTGTTTTCCCTCCGATACAATCCACTTTTCTTCAGGATTTAACACAGTACGGTGTTTGTCGGTAGGAAATTTTTTTTTGATGTGTTTTCGTTTGTTCCATACAATTTTACCTATATACGTTTCATTTTGTAGATAAAATTGTATTGTATTTCGTGAAAAATGGTCGTTTTTTCGTGGGGTATATCCCATCTTGTTCAAATTGTCGGCAATGGTTTGTGTACCCATATGTTGATTTACATACATATCAAATACCATTCGTATGACATTTGCCTCTTCCTCACAGATTTTTAATGTCGGACGTTTATCAATGTATGTTCGTCTGTATCCGTATGGCGGTTCGCCTATGTGGTAGCCCATTTCTACCGTTTTTTCTATTCCTTTATGCAGCCTGCGGCGGATTGCTTTCAATTCTTGCCGTGCGATAAACGAATGCATTTCTACAACCTGTTCGTCAACATCATCATTTAGGTCGTAGGTTTTACTTGTGGTTATGATTCGCACGTCATTGTCTTTGAATGTTTCTAAAATAATACCGCCGTCTTTTTGCGACGAACGGCCTAATCTGTCTATTTCCATACATAAAACAGCTGAATAGTTCCCTTGCTCCACGTCCTGCAACAACCGACACATTTCAGGACGTGTAAATAAACCGTCACCGGATACGACTTCTTTGTAGATTTCAACAATGTTTAAATCCATTTGGTTCGCTAATTTTAATAGTGTATCTTCGTGGCGTGCCAATGTTTCGTCTATGTTTTCGCTGTCCGGGTCCATTCGTGATTTACGTAAATATATTGCAACGCTTTCCCTGTAATCGTCAAATGGCATCATTATCACTCCTTAAATATTACCCTTTACTTTATGTACTCTAATCGTATTTTTTATGAAATTTTCTGTAACGTTGAAATATTCGGCTAACTGCCATACTTCCGTATATCCTTTTTTAAATGCCGATAACAGTTTATCAGCCGGAATTAGTTCCTGAACCGCCCAACGGGTTGCACGTTCCTCCATACGCTGCCGTGTTTCAAATTTTGAATTGATTTTATAAAACGACCCTGTTGCAATATGACCCAATTCGTGTGCATATGCGTCTATAAATTCCGGCATTGTATGAATCATTAACGGATTTAATGCGATAGCTCCGGGAATGGACAGCGCTTTGGTTGCTCGCATTGGGAAAAAATCGACGTCTATGTTATGGTTTATTGCATATTGATTTAATTGATTTATCATTGTTTTCCCTTCTTCCATTGTTCTTTTTTGAAACGTGCATAATCTAATATATCTTGTTTTTGTTCATCTGTTAATTCTTTAACTTCACCGTATAATGCAAATTCAATATTACTTAATTTAGGGTCAAGATATTGACTATCTTCAACTTTTCCCAACAAATAGTCGGTTGTAACATTTAAAATATCAGCCATTTTTATCAGTAATTCGTTATCTGGTTGTCGTTCGCCACTTTCATAACGTGAATATGTTGGACGTTTTACGCCTAATTTATCTGCCATTTCTTGTTGCGTAAGATGTTGTTGGTTGCGTATATATTTTAGGTTTTTCATATTAATCACCTCTTAAATATATTATAAGTGTCTTTTTGGCACAAGTCAACAAAAGTGTCAAAAAGACACATAAAAAATAAGAAAATATAAAGAAAATGAAAAAAAGTATTGACAATGTGTCAATACGGTACTATGATAAAGGTACCAAAATGACACAAAGGGGTGAAAAAAATGAGAGAATATTTAAAAACACTTCGTGAGAATGCCAAAATGACACAAGAGGAAGTTGCTAAAAATTTATCAATTTCAAGAGCATATTATGTGAGAATTGAAAAAGGTGAAAGACAACGTAATTTAGATTTATCATTAGTTACAAAACTTGCAGAATTGTTCAATGTATCGGTTGAGTGGATTGCTCAACAAGAGCAAGAAAAACAGAGATAGAACTGCTGGCATAGGACAAATTAGAAATTACATAAAAATAAGCGAGGTGATTAAGATGAAATTGTGTGAGGGTTTTACATTGGTAGAATTGACAGATACCAAAATAGTGCAAGAGAAAAAAATAGGTGAAACGGGGCGGCTACGAATGGTCGGAAATCCGAACCCACCACAGGAAGAACATCAAAGGGTTATTGATGAAATAACCGCGATTTTGTACAATGCGCGACAACGACGATTGTCGCAGGAAGAAGAAAAGGGGGCGTAATGCTCCCACGATAGGACAAGCTCGCAGGCAGATACGAACCGCCCGAATAGTACCCCCTAATACATTATGAAATTTTAATGAAATCTGATAGGGCGGTTCCTATGTGCCTACGAGCAGAGCGAAAGGAAGATGAAAATGTACGATAAATACATAGAAAAAATTGATAGATTAAACGAACAGGGCCAACGTTTGGCACTGCAAATGCTTGATGATTTACTCTCGAACAAGAAAAATAGAAAGGATTATGAAAGTCCACGTCAGAAGTTTCTGCGAGAAACGGACGAAATTCTTGCGGTGGTGAACAGACAGTGCGGAGCAACGGTCAATGAAAAAAAGGTATTGCCGTTGTTTAAAAAGAAAGCGGCGGTACAGTGAGTTACAGACAAAAGACATACAATCATCAATGTACGGTATGCGGTCAATGGTATATGACATATGTTGACCCGAAGAATATACCGGGGGCGGTAACACCGACAGGCGGGTTTATCTGTCGGAAATGCAGACAGGCGAAACAACCGACAACGCAACGAACAGCACCGCCAAAGTCGGTGCAGATGTCGATTGAAGAATTGACACAAAAAAAATAGTGGTTCAGCCAAACCACTACTTTTTTAACCGTTTTAAAAACGATTATATGATATAAAATGTCCAATAACTATTATATCATATATCGAAAAAATAGGCAATAGAAAAATTCAAAAAAACCTTGAAAAATCAAGGTTTTATAACTTGTTTAAGTAATTAATTTTAGAACGAAAGCAGATTAAGATATATGGCATACATAGAAAAAACTATCATTGCAGGGGAACACATTTTCAAAGAAAAAAGTTTCTCGGCAAGATATGGGAAAAAGAACATTCCAAGAGGTCCGAATTGGAATGAGTGTTCAGAAGTACAACGGCGAAGAAATGAACTGTTGAAGAAAAAAAGAATTGTTTGGAATATATGCACCAATTTCAAAAAGTCGGATTGGTGGGTGACATTAACATACAGACGTTCGGAACGTCCTGACAGTATGGTAATGGCGAAAAAACAACGCAGTCGATTTATTCGTCGATTGCGTGAAAAGTTAAAGAAGAAAGATATACCGTTGACATATACCGCAATGACTGAACGCGGTGTCAGGGGTGGGTTACATCATCATTTTATAATCAAAAATGTATTTGACATAGGTATCATTATAAGCCTATGGGAACACGGCAAGGTGCATATAGAAAATATATACACTGATTCTATGTATGATTTGGCAATGTATTTCGTTAAAGGCGACAGCGAGAAATCGGAAAAAGATTTCACAAGTAGCCGAAATATGAAAAAACCAAAAATCAGATACAGAATAATACAAGCCGAAAGGTGGACAAGCACACCGAGAGCGAAAAAACACTATGAAATAATACATAGGTTTGACGGGTTCCACGATTTCAGCGGTTTTCCGTACCAAGAATATGTAATGGTTAGGCGGTGTTGAAAAATGAATGACGGTTGTAACGGTTGTAAATACGAAGATACACCGTGCATAATTCGGATATGCGGAAACGCACCGAGAGCAACGGCGGAAGATATTAAATCATTTGAAAAATGTGTAATGTTAAACAAAATGAAATCAAAAAAGAGAGGTAAACATTATGGAAAGAATGACAGCGGAGCAATTCCGCGAATTAACAAATGAAAATAATAACAATGGCGAACAAATTTTGAGAAATAAAGTGAGTTCGGCACGTGGCCGAGCGTTTGAGGGTTTATTGATGAGAGGTTGTAATTATTATCGTCAAAAAGAGATAGCGATAATTAATAAAGTCAATGAGCCGTACATAGTTACGAAAAAAACAACAGGGAATAAATTCAGCGGTCGTTTTACAGGCCGTGCAGAGCCGGATTTCAAGGGTGTATTATACGGCGGTAGAGCAGTAGCGTTTGAAGCGAAAAGCACGAAAAAAAGCCGAATTCAAAGAAGTGCGTTGACCGACACGCAAATGGAGTGGCTAAGAGAACAGAAGAAATTTGGAGCACTCACATTTGTAGCAGTGAATATACAGGAAAAGTTTTATACAGTCCCGTTTGACTTGTGGGATAATATGAAACTGTTTTATGATAAAAAATTTCTAATGCATGACGATATAGCTGATTACGAGGTAATATACGACGGTTCCGTCCGATTTTTGGAATTCGAAAACGGCGGAAAAATAATATAGGAGGGGTAATAATGAGCAAAGAGAAAATATTGCCGTTGGCACTGATAGTCCTACAGGGTGCATCAGCTATACCGTATACAATAACGGGTGATTGGCGACACACGATATACTGGATTGCGGCGGCTGTGCTAAATATCGCCGTAACGTTTTAACGGCAGGAGGCGGGATAAATGAATTTAGAATATATATTAAAACTATGTAAGAAAAACCGTCAAATAATGCTACTGTCATACGGCGGGTATAAATTTCTAACAGAGGGACACGTTGCGGTTATGGTGCAAGGAATTTGCCCGAAATGGACGGTTGATGACTATTTCACCGCGATAGGCGGGGACAAGGAAGTCAAGGACATTTTTACGTTGACAGATAACACTGGAAAACCACAACCGGTTATTGATGTTGACGAATTGAAAGAATTACAACCGTTAAAATATTCGCTAACGTCTGGCAAAAAAACATACAAAATGTTTGTTATGGCAGACGGAAAAATAATGATAATACAGGAAAAATATTTAGATGTATTTCGGGATGAATTTGCGCCGGAATATTATTATCGAGATAATCCGTTAGAACCAAATGTATATGTGGTTGTATCGGGTATATGCGTTGGGATAATAATGGCTATGTATTTCGATATGCAACAGTTGGCAGATTTCGGAAGAACGCTAAGTGAGGGGTTTAAACGAAATTTGTCAGCCGGATTTTTAGATATGGGCGGTCAAATGGAACTGACAGATTAAAAAATCCCAATCGATTGAGAAGAAAGAGAGGAAAAAACAATGATAGACACGGTCATTAGACAAATAGAGGAGCAACAGGCAGGGAAAGAAGATACACCACCGTATTTTGTGGGAGAGCAGTTAAAAGACATAATCAGAAACAATCCACAGGCGGCGGAAATAGTCGGACAGGATTTGCGACTGAAAGAAATGAGCATTGTTGAGTGTGAGAAAAAAATTAAAAAATATGCTGACGAGCATAGAAAAAAGAATTTTGCATTTGTATCACCGCAACAGGCTGAAAAAATAATTTGCGAATTTTATGGTATTAATCAGCTGAAACCTACTGAACAACAATCAAAACCGCAACCGACAAATGAAAAAATAGTCAGTATTGCAGATTTGCTATAGGAGGCGGAAAAGATGTGTGATATAAATATGGCCGATTTGGTACCAACCGAACCGCCGGAAGGTTTATTCGATTGGTGCCGTAAAAAAAGAAAAGTAAATCTGTTAATCTACAAAGTGGGTTATTATTATGAGCCGTTAGAGGATAGAAACAAAAAGTGCGTAGAGTGTAAGTGTACCGCTTGCGGAGCGGTTACACTGCAAGAATACATCAAAGAAAACGACAATGACGGTAGAATAGGATTTGTTCATTCGGAAACAGGCGACGTCATATTCGGCACAAAAAATACAACGTGTCCTGAATGTGGTAAATCAGTAGTGGCCCGGCACGTCAATAGCTTCGGCAGTCGAAACGGAACGGTTGTAGAAAGATATTGGCCCGTTACGTTCCATAACATAAACGGTAATATTGCCGTACTGCAATGGTACGGTGAACGCCGTGTTGATAGGACGGGCAAAGAAGAATTAAATATACATCAATATTCCGGTGCGGTATTTTCCAAAGCAGAAAAAATCCGATTAACAGGGTTCTATTTTAACTATTGGAACCGACAATGTTATATAGGGAAATGGGAAACCCGAAAGACATTCCAAGACCGGGTACAAGATGTAAAATTTGAAGAAGTTTATCAACCGGAAAAAATTCTAAATGTGCTGCAAGGTACATTTGCCGAAAATTCAAAGTTGGACGTGTATTTACAGTGTGCTACTAAAACGTACCCGGTTACATATCTGCGATTATTTCAACGTTATCCGAATGTGGAAAATCTGATAATGAACGGGTTGAGTAGCTATGTAAACGAATTGATAGAATCGTCAACATCTCCGTATAACAAATACGTACCAACCTTAAAAAATTTCAAGGGGTTACATCTAAAAAAGGCGAAGCCGACTGAAATTTTAGGTATCAGCAAAGATGAATTGCGATACATCAAAAAAAATCATATTGAAAACAGTATTATAGACCTATATGTACACACGCACACACAGGGTATAACATTCCAAAACATTGAGGAAATCAAAGACAAATACGGTTCACGAATTGAACCGTTAATCGGTAGACGTGAAAATATACCGAAAACAATGCGATATTTGGAAAAACAGAAAAAGAATTTAGAGGCGGAAAAGATGTACTACAACGGTCCGCAATACATTGTGGACTATTGGAATATGTTAAAACAGAACGGTCATTATACGACCGATACGGATATTCTATATCCGCAAAATATAGTGAAATCCCACGACGAAGAACAACGCATAATGAAAATTACGGTCAGCAAAGAAAACGAAAAGAAGTTTAAAAAGCAGTATGAGAAACTAAAGAAATATTGTTTCACCTGCGGCGGATTATCAATACACCCGGCTGAAAGCGAGATAGAGATGATAAACGAGGGCAGGGAACTACATCATTGTGTGGCAACATATGCCACACGTCACGCAAATGGCAGAACGGCTATATTTTTCATACGGCATACAAACGAACCGGATAAGCCGTATTTCACACTGGAATATAGTTTTAAATATATGCGTGTTATGCAAAATCGTGGCTATCATAATGCAGATAGGACTGAAGAAGTCAAAAAGTTTGAAAAACAATGGGTTGAGTTCGTAAAAGAAGTAGCCGGAGTGAAAGAAGAAAAAGAAAGGAAAGTAGCATAATGGAAAATAAAAACGAGATTATCGAGGCGGAATACAGAGAGATAGACAGTTGTACATTGCCGGAAATAACGGCAGAAATTAAGTACATCACCGAAAGTATGAACAGAACGTTATTAATCGGGATAATTGAAATCGGTAAACGTTTTGAAATCGCTAAAACACTGGTCGAACACGGCAAGTGGGGTGAGTATTGCGAGAAGTATACAGGCTATAGTCAGAGTATGGCCGAAAATTACATAAAGGCATATCACGAGTACGGAGCAGACCAACAAAATCTGTTTGGGGATTTTGCAAAATCCCAATCGATTGGCAATTTGGGAATTACAAAACTAATCGAATTGACGGCAATTCCGGCTGATGAGCGAGAACAGTTTGTAGCGGATAATAACATCACGACTGATACAACGGTCAAAGAACTGCACAAGCTGATACAGGAAAAAACAGACGCATTGGCAACGGCGGAAAAGAAACAGGCAGAAGCAGAGGAAAAGCTAAAAGAGCAAATCAAGCAGAGAGAGCAAGAAGCGGAAGAAAAACAATCAATGATTGTACGTTTACAAGCAGAGTTAGACAGCAGAAATGCAGAGCCTGTAACGGTTCCGCAAGACGAGTTAGAAAAAATGATGAAAGAAGCGGACGAAAACGCCAAGAAGTCATTGCAACAAGAAATTGACCGTTTAACAGAGGAAAAGGAAAAAGCGGAGCAAGCGGCGGAAAAGTCGAAAGAAAAGTATAAAAAGCTGAAAGATGAAGTTTCGGCAGAGAAAGAAAAAGCCGAAGCCGCAGAAAAAGAAAATGCCTATTTGAAACAAGCCATTGAGAAACTGCAGAAAGAAACCCAAGTCGGTAGTGATGAAAAAATGATTAAATTGCAGATGTGCTTTGAACAGGCACAGACCGCTATAATTGCGGTGAAAAACGCACTTGCGGCGGTCAAGGGTACGGAGCAATACGACAAATTGCTTCCGGCGGTCAAAGAAACGTTGAAAGGAAAGGTAGAAGAAATATGAAAGTACGAGAATTATATGACAGATTAGGACAGTTAATCCGTGATGGTTACGAAGATTATCATGTTATTATTTCAAACGAATTTGACGAACAGATTTTATATGATGTCGATATTCGTAACGAGGATGAGGAAATAGTTTTATATTAAAAAAAGAAAGCGAGGAATTAATTATGAAGAAGAAAGTATTGTGGTTCAGTAGACACGAGATGTCACCCGAGCAAAAAGCGGCGTTAGGTGACGTCGATATTATACAGGTCAACAAGACCATTCAAAACGCCTACGAACTAAAAGATGATATTGACAAATGCGACATCATTGCTATTGTCGCACCGATAAATCTGCAAGAACAGTTTTTGAGATTGGCGGGTGAAAAGCCTGTTATAACGGCTGTTAATGACCGCAGAATTATTAAAAATGACGACGGCTCGGAGGACAAAGTTGAATTCCACTTTGTCAAGTGGGAAAGACTGCTAAAAATCGAAGTCGTCAAAGAAGATTTTGCGTTGTCAGAATAGGAGGCACAAGAATGAACAGAGCAGAAACAACAAAATTTTTGAGTGAGTTACTCGTTCAAAGAAAATTAGCGGGTAAATACTACGCTTCCGAAGTTACGCTTGACTTCGGGAGTGGCAAAGGCAAAGAAAAACGTGTTGATTTTATACAGTTTGCACCAAAAAATCAGAGTACGAGCGGAATTGAAAAGGGCGAGTTTATATTCTACGAGGTGAAAAGTTGCAAGGCTGATTACCATAGCGGCAACGGTTTAAATTTTGAAGGGGATAGGAATTACATTGTTACGACAATGGAAACCTACAAGCAAATTATTCACGAAAAACCGTGGGAAGTGGGTGTGTATGTGGCGTGTCCGGAGAGTAGAGAACCTGTCGATGAATTTGAAAATCCGACATCAATAGGTGATAAAACAGTGGATTGGACATTGAAAATTGCTATGGCGGCACACCCAAAGGACCGTCAACGGTCAATGTCGCAGTTATTATTCTATATGTTACGGTCAGGAAAGTGAGGAAAAATAAATGAAAAGAAGATTTATAAAAATAATTGGAATATTGATGATGTTTTGTGTAGTAGTAATGCTGACGGCGTGTTCAGAGGCGGAAATGGTAAATTACAATATGTCAAAACAGGCAGACTATTTTGAATGTGAACGGAAAATCACCGTTTACAATGCACGAACAGATAATATCGTGCTTGAGGCGGAAGGATATATGAGTATATCCAATAATGCAAATAACGAATTAGTAATTACGGTTAAAACGGGCGAGAATTCGTATAAAAAGAATTACGTGTATTTAAACGAATACACAATGTATGCGGTTGAAGATATTACGGGGACGCATACAGACCCGTATCACTATAAGCTATACTGGCACACGCGAGAGGGCGTGAGCATTGAGGCAAAATAGCGAGGAGTGATAAAAATGAGAAAAACACGTTGTGCGGTGTGCGGTCATTTAATGATTGTACATATCGACGAAAAAACAGATAAACCGTTTCCGATACAACTTTGCTCCGGCAAATGCGTTGCGGCGGCATGGAATACGGTTACAACTGCAATAAAAAACGGCGTACGTCCAAAATGGGCGACCACGCCGCCGAAAAAAAAACCGACGAAATAATGAAAAATCAAGGAAGGCAAGTGATAATTATGAAGAAGAAAATTTGTGCGGTATTAGCAATTACAATGATGTTGTCCTTAACGGGGTGTCAGTCAACAACAAAAAATCTCGGTGGTTCTACAACAATAGAATTAGAACCGAACCAAAAGTTAGAAGAAATTACGTGGAAAAACGATTCACTATGGTATCTTACCCGACAAATGACCGACGCAGATATTGCGGAAACACACACGTTTAAAGAATCCTCTAATTTTGGATTGATTGAGGGTACGGTTACGATTATCGAAAAAAGACAGGAGGAATAAGCGAATGAGAAAATATAAATCAAAGTACGGAAAACCGTACATACGTCGTCTGAAAGCAGGCGATTTAAAGAAAATTCGCAATGCCGGAGGATTGTGGGCGATTATGTGCAGATGGATTATAGATTCAGCGCGCAAGAGAAACAAACAAGTATATGTACTGACACTGTTCGGTATCAATAATATTATAAATATTGACTATGACAAAACGATATTGAAAGAACTTTTTACAGAGCCGGAAATAACAAACAAAGAATACAACAAGATATGCAATAGATATAAAAATACGGCTCAAATGGATATACAATGTAGAAGGGCAATAAGAAGAACAACAATACAAACAGACCGAGAGGTAAAGGCTATACAACAGTTGGGAATTGTGGCGGCACGAGCGACAAAAGAAATAGCAGGGTTGAAAGGGGTACAAAAATGAACAGACATGAAAAAGAAAAATTTATAGCAGAAAAAAACAACGAAATAAATAATATCTTTGAAGAACTCACAAAAAGTAAAGAACCACATAAAGAATTTGCGAAAGCAAAGAAAAAATTTATGGAGGTACAAACCGAATTAATGAAAAGTTATGTGTCCGAATTAGAGGACGTTATAAATCCGATGAACGAAACGGTAAAAGTCCCGTTAGCGGCGGCATTAACGCTTGTTGCAGATTTAATAAAACAAGATATGTCATTCACCGATAAGAAAATGATAGACGTGTTGTGTTTTATAAATGCAGCACAATTAGAACCGGACGAGGAGGAAAAACATTGAAAAGATTAATCAATCCAACTCGCAGACAAAAGACATTCCTTGCAGAACACGGCTTGAAAGCCGAAAATTGGAAGATTGAAAAAGAAACACCGGAATATCTGTACATTGTCAGTAAAAACGGGCAACACCGCCTGTTGAACAAAAACTAAAAATCGCAATCGATTACGGAACAGGGGGAATATCATTGACGCAAAAAGAATTACAGGAATACAGAAAAATAATGAAGAATGCGGAAAGCATTGAATATCAGATACAGAAATTACAGTCACAAATCAATAAAGTGACGGCGATAGTCAATGATATGCCACGCGGCGGAAAGGCAACCGACAAATCAGAATTGATTTGTAAATTGATAGATTTGCAAGAGCAGTACAAGATTGAATATTCATCAGCGGCGGAAAAACTGAAAACAATCGAAACTGCGATTGCAGAGCTATCGGACCAACAGGAACAGGCGGTATTGCGATATAAATACATATTAGGATTGAATGAAAATAAAATCTGCCTAAAAATGCACTATGAACGTTCCCGAATATATCAAATACATAAATCAGCATTAGAAAAAATTGCGAAATTTTAAAAGAGTGGACTAAAATGGACTATATTTCGTGTTATTATGGTAGCGTGAAGAAATTCACAATAGGGTTTTCTCCTTTTTTTCTTCTATCAATCGACAAAACCGCCGTAGCGTGTAAACGGCGGTTTTTGATTGCAAATTTTTAAAGGAATGGGGACGTTGAAATGGAACTGTTACAATTAGTTGAAAAATTCAAGAGTGTTTTCAGCATAGAAAAAATTGAAGATGTTGTTGATGAATTAAAATCAACATTGTTAAATGCAGAAAAGTGTCGAAAGCTATGTGAAGATTGGATTTTAATATGTCCCGATTTAACAATAGACTATATGCAAATGATATTTCAATATTATTTTGCCGACCGCAAAGAAAAAATGCAGGACTACACACCGAAAAGCCTTGCGGTAGCGGTCGCAGAGTTATCAAAAACCGAAAATGAAAAAATTTGTTTAGATTTGTGTGCGGGTAGCGGAGCGTTGACAATTCAAAAATGGAGCAAGAACAATGATTTAAAATTTATATGCAAAGAATATGATAGTCGTGTTATTCCGTTTTTGTTGTTTAATTTGGCAATTAGAAATATTGACGCCGAAGTTATTCATTGTGATGTATTGTCAAATGAAATTTTTAAAACATACAGGACACAAAAGGGCGATAGATTTGCGACGATTAAAGAGATAACTAAGAGCGAATTTAAAGCTGATTGTTGTATATCAAATCCGCCGTACAATATGAAATGGGAACAGCCGGTATTTGCACAATTACAGAATAGATTTTCACAGTGCGAAGTACCGCCGGAAAGTAATGCGAATTATGCGTTTATATTGACTGCGTTAGATGAAATTAATGGCAAGGCAAGTTTTATATTGCCGAATGGTGTTTTAAGTACAGATAACCAAAAGGAAAAGCAAATAAGACAGTATTTAGTTGAAATGAATTTCATAGAAAGTATAATTGTATGTCCGGATAAAATGTTTGAAGTTACGTCAATACCAACGTGTATTATAACATTTAACAAAAATAAAAAACATTCAACGATAGAAATGATTGACCTGCGACAGAGGTATGAAACGGAACAACGAATGCAAAACGGACAGTTTGGCGGCAAAAGTCACACTAACAGGACATACGCAAAAGAGGTCAAGATTATATCCGAAAGTCAGATACAAGATGTATTAATACAAATTGAACAGTACGGAAATATAGCGGGTTACTGCAAGGCAGTAAGCATTGAAGAAATAAAAAACAATAATTATGTATTGGTGCCAAGCCGATACATAGAGTTTGAGAATATAGAAAATGCACATAGACCGTACAACGAAATAGTTGCGGATATTAACAGAATTATAACTGAAAAAAATACTTGTAAACTAACAATAAACGAAACAATCGCCAAGTCTTTAGGATTTGACATTGAACTGTTCAAGCAGGACAACGGTACAAATAATGATTTCTCAAAATTGACAGAAAAAATATGTGGTGAAAAGATTGTTAAAAATGATTATTTCAAAACAACAAAAAATAAAAATGAAATAACATTTTCAAATAACAGCAAAGAAAATATTTCAAGCATTCTTATGATGATATTTAACACGTGGAAACAACACATATATTATCTAAATCTTGAAGAAAACAGATATTTAGCAGAACTTCGGGACGCACTGTTGCCGGAGCTGATGAGTGGCAAGATAGATATAGGCGACATATAAGCGGCGGAAAGAGGTGATAAACAATGAGAAAGAGCTGTCCGTATTGCGGACGTATTCACGATGTTATGTACAAATGTCCACAGGCAAAGCGTAGGCAGAGCCGGAATAAAAAAACGTATGAATACGACAGATACAGAAATACAATTTCGTGGCAACGCAAACGCAACGAGATAAAAGAACGTGATATGAATATGTGTCAAATATGTGTGCGTGGATTATATAAATACGGCGCACGTCAATACAATACGAACGGTATCAGTGTTCATCACATTGTACCGCTGAAAGACAATTACGAACTGCGAGATGAAAACAGTAACTTAATCAGCCTTTGTGAATGTCACCATAAAATGGCAGACAGCGGCGAAATTCCGAAAAAAGTATTGCAGAAAATCGCATTGGAGCAGGAACAGACACCCCCCGGCCATTAGAATTTTTTCGGCTGGGGGATTTGTACAGGAAACAAGGGGTATAAGCACGCAAAAAATTCCCAAAATGAAATTTTAAATTGAAATTCAAAAAATACGAGAGGTGAGGGAGGTATGGCAAGACCGGCGAAATCGGTAAAAACACAATCACGACACAACACAAAATCGGAAGAAAAACAACGTCAAGAAGTCGAAGAAAAAATTCGCGGGAAAGCTGATAACCTCCGACCTCCGACGTATTTGTCGAACAATCAAAAAAAGATTTTCCGAAAGATAAAAAAGGAATTGGACGAGAGCGGAATTTTGAGTAATTTGGACGTGTATATTTTAACTCAATTTTCTATTGCAGTTGACCGATTACAGGATATAGAACGCAAAATAAATGATGATTTTTCATTGATTTTTAATAAAGATTTTATGGCAAGTAAGGACAAATATACAAAAGATTTGTACCGTTGTTGTAATGAATTGTGTCTGTCACCGCAGGCACGAGCAAAGATAGGCAGTTTAAATTTAACGGCGAGCAAAAACAAAGAGGACCCGCTGTTAAATGCACTGAAAGAGGCGAACGAATATGATGGATAGAAACCACAAGGCGTATAGATACGCCCAAGACGTTTATGACGGTAAAATTAATGCACCGAAATACGTCAAACTGCAATGCAAAGAATTTTTGAGGATTGCAGATGAACAAGATAACGAGTTTTGTATATCAAAGAAAAAAGTTAAGCTGATAGACAAGCTATTAAAATTAATGATTATGCCGTCGGGAATGGCAAAAAATCAAACCGTATATGACAGCCTTGCGGGGTTTCAGTTTTTTTTGATTATCGCGGTATTGTGTACAGTACATAGAGAAAATAAAAATAAACGAAAATATGAAACAGCATTATTGGAAATATGCCGAAAGAACGGTAAGACAATTATTATCGGCGTCATTTTCATACTGCTGTTTTTTTGTGAACCGAAATTTTCAAAGTTCTATTCGGTCGCACCGGACGGAACATTGTCAAGAGAAGTAAAAACGGCAATCAGAGAGATTATATTGTCAAGTCCTGCATTAATGGACAGGTTCAAAATTCGTAGGGACGATATTAAATGTCTGCTGAATGAGAATGTATATATCCCGTTGAACTATTCCAACTCAAGACTTGACGGACGTCTGCCAAACGCATTTTTGGCGGACGAAGTGGGAGCATTACCGAACCCGTATGCGATTGAGGCAATGCGTTCAGGACAGCTGACAATACTGAATAAATTAGGCTGTATCATCAGCACCAAATACCCGACGTTCGATAATCCGTTCGAGGACGAAGTACAGTATGCAAAAAACGTTTTGGACGGAGTAATCAACGACAACAAGGTTTTTGCATTGTTATATGAGCCGGACAATACCAAAGAAGATGAATGGATGAGGGACGACGGAATACTGGAGCAGTCCAATCCGTTGGCATTAGAAATTCCAAGCATAATGAAAGATTTGAAAGACAACAGGGAACGTGCGATACAAATGCCGAGCCGCCGTGAAAATTTTGTTACAAAGCACTGCAATATAATTTATCAAGGAATAGGAACTGAAAGCTATATTGACGTTGCAGACGTAAAGGCGTGTCGATTAGAAAACGGCGAGATTGATTGGACCGGATTAGACGTTTATATTGGTGTCGATTTGGCGGAAACAACTGATAACTGTGCCGTTGTAATGGTGGCATATGTTGACGGAGTGGTTTATTGCGAGCCACTGGCATTTATACCCGAGGCACGGACAGACGAAAAAAGTGCGACGGAACGTGTGGATTACAGGCATTTTATAAAACAAATGCAGTGCGTGGCGTGCGGTGACAGAGTTGTCGATTACGCGGTTATTGAAGAATATGTAATGAAGATTGAAGAACAGTACGGCGTCAAAATCATTGATATTGGATATGACCGACGCAATGCAATGTCGTCGGCGCAAAAGTGGGAGCGTGCCGGCTATAACGTGACGGAAGTAGAGCAACACTCACGAACTTTGCACGCACCGACAAAACTGTTAAAGGAATGTATTTTAAACCACCAATTTTTATACAAGGCAAACGAATTGTACGAAATCAATTACCAAAATGCAAAATGTACAGAAGATACGAACAAAAACAAGTACGTCAATAAAAAACGTTCGGCAGGCAAGGTTGATATGGTTGTCGCTACAATCATAGCCGTGTACATAATGCAACAACACGAAATTTTCGACACCGGATTAGATTGGGGCATACAAACAGCATAAGGGAGTGAAAGAAAAAATGTGGAAAAGAAAATTTTTTAGACGTGCGGCGGAAGATAGCGGTACAAACATCATTGAATTAATCGCAGGTGTAAGCGATACGATTTCAAAAGACGAGGCTATGAGCATTCCGACCGTGACAAGTTGTGTAAATTTCATAGCCAATACAATAGCAATGTTGCCGATAGTTCTGAAAGATATTAACGGCGGCGGTAATGTCGAAGATGATTTCAGAGTTCATCTGTTAAACAGTGAAACAGGCGATAAATTAGACGCATTTCAGATGAAAACGGCGTGGTTATCTGATGTTCTGACAGACGGTGAGGGATATATTTTCATCAACCGAAATCGAAACGCCGTTAAAAGTCTGCACTATGTGAAATCGTCAAAAGTTTCCGTAATCGAGGGAACAGACCCGATATTTAAAGATTATGACATAATGGTGAACGGTCAGAAATACTGCGATTGGGAGTTTTTAAAACTGACACGTCGCAGTGAAAACGGAGCTACAGGCAAAGGCATAATCGAAGAAAACAATAAGATGTTGTCAGTGGCATACAACACATTAAAATTTGAAAACAGTCTTGTCAAATCCGGCGGCAAAAAAGGTTTTTTACAATCGGAAAAACGATTAGAGGAATCGGCATTAACCAAATTAAAAAGAACGTGGCAACGATTTTACAGAAACAACGAAGAGAACATAATGGTGCTAAACAACGGTTTAAAATTCACAGAGGCGTCATTGTCAAGTGTGGAAATGCAGTTGAAAGAAAACAAAGAGGCAAACGCGGTTGAAATAGCAAAGTTATTCAACCTGTCCCCTGAAATAATCAACGGGACGTGCAGTGATGAAAAATATAACAACGGTATCAAATCGGCAATCTTGCCGATTATCAAAGCCATTGAAACGGCACTGAATAAAGATTTGCTACTGCAAAGTGAATACGGCAAGTTGTCATTTTCGATAGATACCAAGACACTGTTAAAAGGCGATATGCAAAAGAGATATGCCGCATATGAAACAGGCATTAAAAACAATTTCATTCAAATTGATGAAGTCCGAGAAATGGAAGGATTACCGCCATTAGGTTTGGATTTTGTCAAATTGGGATTAAACGACGTTTTATACTACCCGCAAAAGGGACAAGTATATACACCAAACACAAATCAGACAGTAGATGTCGAGGAAATGAAAGGGGGTGTTAAAGGTGATAAGAGTGGAAATACGAGCGAATAGCGTTCATATTGAAGGCTATGTGTGTGCGACCGGACGTGACAGCCGTCCGATTTCGTCAAGTCACGGCAAGTTCATAGAACGTGTAGAGCCGAAAACATTTGCAAAGTCATTAAGACGAAATCCAAATGTTGAATTACGTTTTAATCACAGAGCGGATAAAATTTTGGGTTCGACAGAAACAGGTGAATTGCAACTGCGTGAAGATAATATCGGATTGTTTGCGTCGTGTGACGTAGCAGACCCCGAAGTTATCGAAAAGGCCAACAAAGGCGAGTTACGTGGTTGGAGTTTTGGTTTCTATAGTTGTGCTGACGAATGGAAAGATGCTGATGACGGTATGCAACACCGATATTTGAAAGACATTGATATGTCCGAAGTATCAATTCTAAGTGTTACACCGGCATACATAGCAACAAGCATTGAACAACGTTCAGACCAAGAAAAAGCATTTGAAAGACGAAGTTATGAGGACGAAAGTCAAGTCGTTAAAGAAACTGCAAAGCAAGAGAAGAAAGAAAAGAACGACGAGGACGAAGAAGAAAAACGTGCATTAATTTCACGTTACAAACACGAAGTTGAGTTTTTAAAGATGAAAGGCGGACAATACAATGAAAAGTAAAAAGCAAATATTTAGAGATTTTGAAAGAAAAGCTGCAAGAAAATTTGAAACAAGAGCGTTACCGGATTTGATTGAACAACGTAATAATCTGGTTGAGGAAATGGAAAACATCATCAAAGACGCAGAAAAGGAAACAAGAGCGTTGACAGATGATGAAACATCAAGATTTGATGAAATCAAAAAAGAAATTGACGGAATTGATAAAACATTAAAAGCACAAAATGAGGCAAGAAGTTTGTCAAGTGCTGAATTTAGCAGAGCAAAAAAAGAGAATATGGAACAACGTGCGGCGGACGAGGCAAAATTTGAAAAGTTCCTAAGAGGTGAAACAAGGGCGCTAAGCACGTCAGCAAACAGCGGAAAAGCATTGATTCCAACGACAATCGCTGACCGTATCATCGAAAGAGTGAAAGAATTATCACCTATTTACAGTATGGCGACAATATACAACGTTGGCGGTAATTTGTCGTTCCCTGTTTACGACGATACAACTGATACAGGCGCTACGTTAGTGGAAGATATGCAGGAATTGACCGAAAGTTCGGGTAAATTCACGACAATAACACTTGAAAACTATATTGTCGGCGTATTGAAACTAATTTCTAAATCATTAATCAATCAGAGCGGGTTTGATTTGGTATCATTTACAATCAATAAAGTAGCTGAAAATATTGCAGAATTTCTTGAAAAGGGATTGTTAAACGGTCAAAAAAATAAATATCAAGGTGTATTTGAAACAACGAATTTAGTTACATCAGCAAGTGCAAAGGATATTATAGCTGATGAATTGATTGACGTTCAAATGACAGTGCCACAGCAGTTCCAACAAAATGCGTGCTGGATTATGAACAAAGAAACACTGGCACAAATCCGAAAGTTAAAGGATAACGAGGGTAATTACCTACTAAACCGCGATATTACAAAAGAGTTCGGTTGGGAGTTGTTGGGTAAGCCTGTATACGTTTCAGAAAATGCACCTAAAATCGCGGCAAGCACAACAACTATTGTATATGGCGATATGTCCGGTTTGTATGTCAAATTAGCCAACGCTATGGAAATCAACGTACTACTTGAAAAATATGCGACGCAATACGCAATCGGTGTATGCGGTTACACTGAATTTGACAGTAAAATCGTTGAAAGCCAAAAAATCGCAGGTTTGAAAATGAAAGCTGCATAATAGGTGGCAGATATGAAAATCAGCGAATTAACAGATGAATACATAGCCGAATATCTGCGTGCGGAGTATGAGGGCGAAGAACAAACATTTTCAACTATTCATACGGCGTCCATTCAGTACATAAAATCGTACACCGGTTTAACTGATGAAGAAATGGATAACTACGAGGATTTGACGATTGCGGCGTTGGTGTTGTGCGGTGATATGTACGACAATCGACAAATGACAGTGCAGTCTGACAAAGAAAATCCGACAGTTACGCAGATTTTGGCACTGCATTCCGTAAATTTATTGTGAGGTGTTGCTGATGATAAATGCCGGACAATTAAACAGACGTGTTGAAATTTGCGAATTGACAGACGGTATCAATCCTGAAACAGGACGCGACGAGGGACAGAAATATGTCCCCGTCTGTACCGTTTGGGCGAATGTGAAACACGTTAGGGGTTCGGAGTATTTTACTGCGGCGGCGGTAAATGCCGAAAGAACGGTGACGTTTACAATCAGATACAAAAAAAATCTGACAGAGGACCACTATATAAAATACGGTGGGACATATTATAATATCCGTGCAATAAACGACGCATCCGAATCGCACGACATACAAATCATAACGGCGGAGGCGGTCAACAATGGCTAAATACGGCGTTGAATATGAGGGGTTTTCGTCATTGGTACTGAAAATTGAAAATTTAGGTGTATCAATGAACGAAATGGCCGACAAAGTGTTGGACGAAGTAGCACCGTTGGCAGTCAGCACATTCAAACCGCACGTTCCATATGACCGAAAGGAAAAAGACAGTTTTCACGCACGAAATCACGTTCGGGCGAGTAAAACGCGTGACGGCTACGGCGGACGATATAAGTTAGTTGGAGTGTTTGACGGTGACGGTGCCAAGTTGGATTGGAGCATTGCACAGTATTTATTTTATGTTGAAAACGGTACAAGCAAAATGGTGGCAAGACCATTTATGAAAAAAGCGGAGGCGGCAGTTAAAACTGTCGTTGAACCGAAAATGAAATCGGCATTAGAGCAAGAAATCAAGTCAAGATTGGAGGGATAGCGTTGCAAGATACAATGTTAATGATATATCAGTCATTGAAAAAATCTGCGGCGGTAACGAAAAAAATAGCCGCAATATACAACAATCCGAGAGCACCTGACAAAGACAAAAATTTATTTCCGCGAATAACAATGTTTGAAATGCTGAATAACGATTCCGAATATGCTGACGACAGTGCAATAATGAACACTGTTATCGCACGTTTGGATATTTGGAGCAAACAGAATAATTTATTTGAACTATCAAAGGCAGTAAAAGAAACGTTGGAAACAGATTTTTTGATGTGCAGGGTAGAACTGCAAAGCGATATGTACGAATCAGATACAAATATATATCACAAACCGATAAATGTAATGTTAAAAATGGAGGTATAAAATTATGCAAATCAGAACAGGTTTAAAGGGATTAAGAATTGCAAAAATAATCAGTGATAAAAGTGCAGCAATGACAGGCGGTGAGCCTAAAATTGAATACGGCGAAGTTAAACATTTGCTAAATGTGCAGAATATTGATTTAACTGCAAAAACACAAACAACAGACGTAGACAGTGACGATTGTACTGACGTATTGTCAAAGTGTACAGGTTATGACGGTAAGGCACAAAGAACAATGTTTTCGCCTGCAGAACAGGCAATGTTGTTAGATGAAACATTAACCGAGGACGGAATTTATGTATCAACAGAAAAGGACGACCCTGCCGAATTTGCAACAGGATTTATGACACCGTTAAACGACGGTAAAATTTTAGCAGTGTGGCTGTTACGAACAAAATACAGCACAAGTGATTTTTCAGCGGAAACAGCCGGAACCGAAAAACTAAATCCACAGTCTGACACAATGTCATTCAAATCAATGACAAGACGTGCGGACGGTGTTTGGAGAATTTACGGTGTTTTTGACACTGAAAAAGAGGCGGATGCATTCCTAACAGTAGAAAAAATAAATAAAATCTACGCAAAAGGAACGACATCAACACCTACAGTAAATACAGGTGACACAGTTCCAAAAGAATAATTAAATAAAAAAACCGTCCCACGCAGGACGGTAAAAGGAAAAAATAAGTTTTTATAAATTAAGTATAGCACAGAAACGCAAATAAATCAAGCACATCATTATGATGTGCGTTTTTTGCGTATGAAAGGAGTTTTTGAAAATGGAAGAAACATTAGATTTAACAGCGTGTATCGCAAAGGGCAAGAAGATAAAAATTGAGGATAAGGAATACGAAATAAAGCTGACATACAGAGCATTGAGAGCATTGGAGCAAATGTACGGAAGTGTCGGCCAAGCTATAGAAATGTTCGGAAACAAGACAGATATATACGGTGATGTTTTAAATTTTCTATATGCAATGGTTGGAGAAAGGTACAATTTGCGAAAAGTGGACATTGAAGATTGGATTTCGTTGGGTACTATAAATATTTTGTATGATGTGGTATATGCCGCAGTGATTTCAGCGTTCGGAGTGCAGGAGGCAACGGAAGAACAGGGGGAACAGTAAGGCGGGACGCTCCGTACGATTGGGACAAACTATATTTTATAGGACGTTACCGCCTGCAATTTTCAGATGATGAATTTTGGGACTGCACACCCCGTAAATTTTGGAAAATTTATGAGATGATGAACGGAAATACAAAAACAGCAGAAAAACAGAATAACGATAAACTGCCGAGTTTGGCAGATTTCGGAATATGAGGTGAAAAGAATGAGTGACGGCACAAATATCAGCATTGGTTTCAACACCAAAGAGGCACAACAGGAAATCAAGGCGTTAGGTAATTCAATGAAACAAACGCAGAATGAGTTTAAGATTACAGACGCCACATTAAAAACGACAGGTTCATCATTGGACCGTTTACAGAATAAATATAAATCCCTGTCTACACAGCTAAACCAACAATCACAGATTACACAGAAATATAAACAAATGGTAGAACAGGCGTCAAAGGCACAGGACGCCGCCCGTCAACGTTTGGAACGTGCGAATGAGGCATACAACAAGGGCAAGACAAGCCTAAAGGCCAACAGCGACGAAATGAAAAAGTTGAAAGACGAAGTAAAAAAGGCTGAAAGTGCCGTTAAAACAGCTGATACGAATTTCAATCGTTTCAGTAACAATCTATCGAAAAGTCAATTAGCAGAGGCAAATTTAAGAAATGAGTTAAAGCAGACGACAGATGAATTAAAAAAACAGTCACAATATATTACACAGGTTAAAAACAAATATAGCGAATTACAGGACAAAACTGCAGGTGTCAGAAACGGATTGACTAAAGGCGGTAACACATTAACGGCAACAGTAACAGCACCGTTGGTAGCGGCAGGAACTGCGGCAGTTACGCAGTATATGGACCTAAATAAAAAATTGGCTAATATCGCAACATTGTCCATAGGTGACGAACGTCTGCAGGAATTTAAAAAGGGTATACAAGATGTAGCAATAGAAACCGCAAAATATACAGATGATATTGCCGACGGTACATATCAGGTAATATCGGCATTCGGCGACGCTGACGACACAATCGACAAAGTAAGAATAAACGCAAAAGCCGCAAAAGCCGGATTGGCGACAACGACTGATTCTATCAATCTAACATCAGCCGTTACAAAGGGTTACGGTGATACGACAGCCGAGGCAGTAGAACACGTTGCGGATTTGGCATTTAAAACAGTCGAATTAGGACAGACAACATTCCCCGAACTGGCGTCAAGTATTGGCAAGGTAGTACCACAATCAAAGGCGTTGGGTGTATCACAGGACGAATTGTTTACGATATTTGCAACATTGACAGGTGTAACGGGTACAGCGTCGGAAGTATCTACACAGTTAGGCGCGGTATATACCGGATTAATGACACCGACAGAGGCATTAAAGAAAAAGCTAAATTCATTGGGCTATGAATCGGGATTTGCAATGGTAAAGGCAAACGGTTTTTCGGGTGCAATGAAGATTTTGGCAGAGGCAACAGGCGGTAGCGAGGAAAAGCTAACAGAACTATTCAGTTCAAAAGAGGCTATTACTGCAATGTTGGCATTGACAGGTGCGCAGGCTGATACATTTTCAGAAAAATTAGAGAAAATGGGTAATGCCGCCGGAGCGTCAGAAGAGGCATTCAAAAAGCAGTCGGAAGGTGTAAACAAATCCGGTTTCACATTCGAGCAAACAATGGTTAAAATGCAGGTAGCCGCCCAAAAATTTGGCGAAAGTGCAGCACCATTCATTGATAAGGCTGCTGACGCGGTAAGTAGTTTAGCGGATTGGCTAAGCGGATTATCTGATGAAGATTGTGACAGATTATTAAAAATCGGTACGGCATTAGCAATTATCGGTCCTGCGTTGAGTTTAACGTCAAAAGGGATTTCATTCGCAAACGGTATTAAATCGCTGTTTTCGTTTACAAAAGTAGCAGGCGAGGCGGCGACTGCGGCTGAGGCGGCAGGTGCGGCAGCAGAAACAGCCGGAGCAGCCGGAGCAGAGGCAATGGCAGGAGCAGGAGCGGCGGCGGCAGAGGCAGGAGCAACAGGGGCAGAGGCAATGGCAGCAGCCGAGGGCGCGGCGGCAAGTGCGACAGGTGCCGGAGGTGTAGGCGGATTTTTGGCGGCATTAGGCGGTGTTGCCGGAGTGAGTGCAGGAATAACAGCAGTAGTAACAGCACCGTTTGCGGCTACGTTGGCAGTAGCGAAGATTGCAAGTGCAGGAATAGAAAAATATCATCAAAAATTAGGCGAATCGGGAAATGACGCGCTGGCTATGGCACAGGAATATTCGGAAAAAGCAAAGACCGCCTATGATATGACTGTAGTAGCCGATACAGTAGACGCGTATATTGCACGCTATAAGGAATTGACAGAACTAAAAAATCAAGGACAACAAACCGACGAAAGCGAGCAGGAACGAAAATTTTTAGAGCAATGGTTTATAGACAACTATAGCGATTTCATCAGCGCCGAAGAACAGAAAAACGGTGTCCGCAGTTCAACACTGGACATCATAAAACAGATAGTACAGGCACAAAAAGAACAGGCGGAACAGGAAAAGAAACAGAAACAGCAGGAAATCAAGGACGACAGCAGTAAAAAAAGAACCAACGCACAAAAATCGTCGGAGGAAATCCCAAAACTGCAAAGCGTCAATAATGAAACAAAGCAACGTATTGAAAATGCTAAAAAGTTAAGTACAGAATTAGGCGTGTTAAAAACGCAGTATGAGGCAATCAACAGTACAATGTCGGGTGCTGAACGCAGAGCGGCGGTTGAGAAACTGCGTGAGGACAACAAGGAAATATTCGACAGTTATCAAAACATTACAGGCGGTCAATTAAATTTTGACAGTTTGGGACAGGCAATAGAAAATGTATCAGAGCAAACGTCGGAGTGGGAAACGAATGTTTCAAACAATGAAGAACGAATTAAGCAACATCAAGCGTCTATCGAAAAATACAAAGAGGCACTAATAACACTGCAAAACGAAGTTACAAAAGAGGCAGTAAATAAAAGCGGTTTTTCATCTATTGCGGATATATTCGCAAGTGGTGATGAACAAAAAATAAACAAAGCAATTAATGATGTAGTCACGCAATGTCAGCTATTAGGTATGACAACGACCGAAACAAGTTTACAGGTTGCGTTATTTAAAAACGGTTTTTCAAATTTGAGCGAGGCAATGGCGAGCGGTGACAAAAATATGAAAGCCGTAGTAACCGATTTGAACGATTATATGCACAGTGTTTTAGGATTGCCGGATAATATTGAAATCAGCATAAATGCCGAGGGCGATATTACTATGATAGACAAAACCAAAGATGGTGTCGAAGAAATAGACGGTCAAAGTGCCGAGGTCAGCGTCAGCGTAGACGGTGGCGAAAGTGAACAAACCATAATGACGTTGCAAGAATTGATTGACACATACGGAGCAACACAGGCTGTCGCAATTTTGCAGGCTGACAATCAGGCAACCGTAACAATAGACGGTGTTGTTTATCAGTTGGCGGAGTACAACCAAAAAACAGGTATAGCGACGCTAAAAGCAAACGATTCCGAGGCGGTTATTACAATCAATACAACGACAGGCGAAGTCGATAAATTTGATAATTTAGAGGGTACGGCAACGCTGAAAGCCGACGGCACAAATGCGGCGGTGGTTATTGATAGCCTGACAAGCAAAGCAAAGGGATTTGAAAAAACATATACCGCACATTTTACCGTAAAATCGGACGGAACAGTGTCGAGCGGTTTTTTTAATAGCGGCCAAAAAGGTTTTTTTGCAAACGGTACCGAATCAGCACCGGAAGGACCTGCGGTTATAAATGATGAAAAGGGTGTCGCTGACCCGCGAGAATTGGTAAAACACAAAGGACAATACTATTTGTTTAACGGTAGAAATGTGTTAGTAAATCTAAGTAAGGGGGATTCGGTTTACACGGCCAAGCAAACAAAAGAAATGCTGAAAAAATTACCGCATTATGCAACAGGAACAAACAACACAGCATTTGAAACCAAAAAAGAAGATTTTGAATACCGTCAGAAAACAAGCGTCGTATCAGACGCCGATGCATTGTTATGGTGGAAAAAAATACTAGAAGAATTTGCAAACGACGCGGACGTTGTGAAAGAGGCTAATATTGAAATCTACGAACTGAACAAAAAAATTAATGACGACGCAATCAAAGATTATAAAAACAGGTTGAAAAACCAAGAGAGCAAGTCAAAGAACTGGATTGACTATGAAGTCAAAATGCACAATCTGTCAGTAGATGAACAGATTGCGGCATATCAGCGAATGGACGACAACTATCTGAATACATTGACCGAAATGACGGAAAATACCGAAATGACGGCTGATGAACTGCAGGACGTATGGGACGAATATTATGAAACAATCCGAAACCACGAAATACAGATTGCAGATTTACGAAAAAAGAAATTAGACGAATTAGACCAACAGTCATTAGACTATATAGCCGAACGAACATATTTTAATGACTGGGAACAATACGACGACAGCCCCGAGGCGGCATATCAGCGTATTATGGAACGTAATTCACAGGCACTGCAGGACGGCGAAATTACGGAAGAAGAATACAATGAAAAAATGACGACCGCAGGACAGAAACTGTACGAGGGACGTTTGGAAAATTCTAAGAAGTGGTTGCAAATGCAAAAGAAGTACGGAGCAATCAGCGAGCAGGAATATCAAGCCGGACTAAACCGCGTAAAGAACTATACACAAAAATATTACGAACAAGGAATGATAAGCGGTAAATATTACTATGAGGCTATGGACGACGCAAACAGTAACCTGTTTGACAGTATGAGTGAAACGTTGGAAAACTACGTCAACGAATACTATGACGCACAAAAAGAAATGTTGTCAGCGAAAAAAGAGGCAATCGAGGCGGAATACAAGGCAATCGAGGACGCGGAAACCAAAGCCGAAAGGAAAAAAGAGCTGTCGGAACTGGAGGCGGAACGTGAAAAATATCAAAATGCCGTTACGATAGACGGTAAGAAAAAATTAAAAGAAATCGAAGAAGATATTGCGGACATCAAAAAAACAGAGGCAAAAGAGGCACGAGAGGCGGAAAAACAAGCCAAGTTAGACGCAATCGAGGACGAAAACGAGGCACTGGAAAAAGAGCAAAGCAACACGCTGAAAGGACTAAGCAAATATACATCACAGGCATTGGGAATAATCAGCGGTGGTAATGATGATATGACAAAACAGTTTAACAGTGTTTTAAAATCGTACAATCAGCAACAGGAACAGTTGGCAACAACCGGATATAACACTATATCAAAAATAGTAGATATGACAAATCAGAAATTGTCCGAAATAGGTCAAAATATTCCGAACGCAACAACCGCCCATAACGAATATACCATTACAATCAAACAGGATTTTAATAATAATATCACTGATGAAACGACTGCAATGGCGTACGGTAAATATGCGGGTAGTTCGGTAAAACGTTCAATTTCGGATGCATTTTTGGGAGCGGAGGGCTAAACAATGGGATTAACATATCGTGGTAAACATTCATTGCGTGATTTTGGTATGCAAACCAAAATCACCGATTTACCGATAACACCGCCGAAAAAGACGGATTACGAGGAAGATATACCGTACAGGGACGGCAGCATAGATTTTTCGGAATCGGGCGGCAGGGTGTTTTACAAAGACAAAACAATCGAAGTTGAATTTTATTTAATCTGCAACGATACCGCAAAACGTAATAAAACTATTGAACAGTTTGTAACGTGGATAAACGGCGGAAAAGGTGAGTTGATTTTGGACGATATGCCGTTTACAAAGTGGATAGCGTCACCGATAACCGTGGAAGATATGACTATAATGCTACAACGAGCGGGAAAAACCGTTGTAGCATTCAGATGTGAACCGTTTAATCAGTTCCTGTATGATACGCAGGGTATTCCGTTAGGTGCGGATATTCCGTTAGATACGGAAATTGAAATAGGTTGGCCGATAAATCATATATATGAAATTGCCAACGGTACAAACACATTTAAACTAAACAATGCCGGAAATGCGGCGGTACGACCTAAGATAGTTTTCAACGGTAATTTTACATCAGTATCGTTTACCTGCGGCGGAAACACAATAAAATATAATCACAAAACTACGCAATTCACAATCGATTGCGAATTATTCAGCTGTTTTGAGGGTGACACCAACACGTCAGAATATTCAAACGGTGATTATATAGAAATCGGACAGGGTGAAAATGAAATAACAATACAGTCAAACGGAATAGGAACAGTCGAAATTATTTATAATCCGCTGTTCTATTATACACAGTCGATTTTATAAAACAGGAGGAAATACAATGAATAAAATGATACGTATATACAGTTGCAATGAAACCGATTTCAGTTCAAACGGTTTGGCAATTTTGGACGAGGCAAAGGACGTTTGTATTACACACGAATTAAACGGCAGCTACAATTTGCAATTTGAATATCCGATAGATTCGGCTAAATGGGAATTTATCGCAAACAACCGTATTTGTAGGGTAGGGAATGAATGTTTCCGTATTCGTTCTATTGATAATAATAAAATATACGCACTGGCACTGTATATGGACGCACAATTTAAACATATTCAGTATATCGGTGATATGTTGGGAAAAACACCGCGTTATATTATGACACAGCTGTTTAAAAACACCAATATACATATAATGACGGACGCAGAGGTAAAGTCATTGGGAATGGAATGGGTGAACACCGCAACCGATTTTTTTGAGGCGTCAAAGATAACACCGATTGTCGGTGTGTCTACGCTGTCAGAAACATTAGAAAAACAATCGACAATGTGCGAATTATATGTAGATAATTATAATTTGGCACTGGTTAAACAAATCGGCAAAGACAACGGTAACGAATTAACATTACGTTTCAATGCAAAATCAGCTGAATCGTCACGCGACGCGTCTACATTGATAACACGACTATATCCATACGGACAGGACGATTTGGATATATCTACGGTCAATAACGGTAAACAGTATATAGACAGTCCTATGGTTGAAAAAATAGGTGTCTACGAGGGTTTTTCAAATTTTGACGAATGCGAAGAACCGGACGAACTGTTGAAACTGGCAAAGTGGCAATTTTCAGAAGATAATTTAGAACGTATTGATATTCCTAAATATACAATGACTGTCGGTTACGTTGATGTTTGCGAGGCGTACAAATATCATAATCTGAACAGTCCGAGCATTGGGGACAGGGTGAAAATTTTCGATAAGAGTATGAACACCAAAACGCTGCAAAGAATTATAACAACAAAAATTTATCCGTTCGAGCCGAGGAAATCAACCATTGAAGTGGGACACCCGCAAGTCACAATAGATAGTTTTTTCAAAGATATTGCCACAACAAATATAATCCAAAAAATACAGCGAAACGGCAAGAAAGAAATAAAGACAAGCTATTTGGAAATGATGAGAGAAAACGTCAAAGTCAGCATAAACGAGGCACTGCAGAATGAGAATATCGCCAAGTATCAGACCGGAGCATTGTTTGAAAGTCCCGACGGTCAAAGTGCTGTCGCAATCATCAAGGGTCAGTTGGCTATCGCCGGACAAAAAACAGAGGGTGAATGGGATTGGACTACGGTAATCAATGACAATGAAATAATTGTATCTGATGTGTTCACAGGTGCGTTGTATACAAACCTATGTACAATAATGTCTGCCAACGGCAAATTGACAATAGAAAACAGTTTAATAACAATGCAGGACGAAAATAATATTGTCAGATTTGAATGTGGTTATAAAAACGGTAAATATGTTTTTTGTTTGTATGACGCTACAGGCGAACAAAACGTGTATATAAATAGTAGCGGCGAGGCGGTATTTGCCGGAAGTGTTAATACAAAGAAAGATACATTTGTTGGCAGTGTACTATATATACAAACCACAGATTTAGTAGGAGATTCAAAGCAACCTGCAATACGTTTTTTGGATAAGAATGGCGATATAGTAAATGAATTATCATGTACAGCAAATGGAACATTGAGAGTTACAACAGGGAAGCCAAATGCAAAATTTATGTATGGTGCATATGAAGTGGCAAGTGAAAGGAATATAGAAATACTACAAGAACAAATTAATAATTTAAAAAAAGAAATTGACGATTTAAAGTAATCGTCAATTTTTAAATGCTGTAGGATTTGCAAGAACAACAGTGGTATAATATTCATAAGAGATAAAACGCATTGAAGTATTATACTCAAGACAATAGTTATCATCAAATTTATGCCAATCAAAATCTGTATAATCTATAATATCTAAACAATTCAAATAGTATGTGCCGTCGAAATTGTACACGGGTAATCCATCATCAGTATTAAATGCAAATAAATCAGGATAGTAATACTCTTTGTTTGGATTTAATGTAGGCTTTGGTTGTGTAGCGGTGGTTGTTGTAGTTGGTGTTGGTTGTGCGGCGGTATCTGTATCAATTGTAATAGTGTTGTCACTGAAACCGACATTGAAACCACCGACAGCGTCGGCAACGTCACGTAATTTGAAATATGTATTATCGTTGATGTTGTAGCCCTCTATCGCTGTTTCCGTACCGTTTACGGCAACAGGGAACGGGTTAGCCGTTACGGCATATTCTACGGCGAAACCTGTAGCGGTCGCGCATATTATACCGCCTGTTATAAAACCTAATATAAATTTTTTCATAGCTTGTAGCCTCCTTTTTTTAAAATAGTATATACCAAATAATAAAAAAATTCAATAAAATTTTGAAAAAAGTATTGACAAATGCGTATAAAAGGCGTATAATATAAAATGAAAGGAGGAAAAGAATATGAAAAGAAACGATTTCATAAAGCTGTTGAAAAAGA